AAACTGGCATTTTAATTCAATTAAGAATGGATTTTCTGCACAGACTTTAATTCAGTTCTTCAAAGGTATTCCAACACCTGAAGAAATGAGATTAACAGAACGTAGATTCAAATCACAAAAGACTGGCACACATAATGCTGGTGGAATGATTATTGGATATAATGAACCAAGCGAAAGACCAGCAGAAATAACCAACTTACAACCAAGTGATTTTGATAAACAATTTTTACAACTAAACGATACAGTAAGAGATGAAATATTTGTTGGGCATCGCATATCTAACCCTGTGCTATTTGGTATATCTACTGCGGGTGCTTTGGGACAACGTAATGAACTTATTGAAGCATACGAATTGTTTCAACAAGCATACATTGAACCAAGACAAAAGCAATTTGATGCAGCGTTAAATAGCATTTTAAAGTATGCAGTACCTTGTCAAGTTGTAACTATCAATAAACCACCAATTGGACAAGACTACGTAGATTTATACACTAAAGGTGTAATTACTCAAAACGAAGCACGTATTGAATTAGGGTTTGAACCTATTGAACCAACACAACAAGCAATGTCTTCAAATTATAGCGAAGACGATGTTGTAAATATGTTTATGGCTTGTGGCGAAGACAAAGAAAACTTTGAAGAAGTTAAAATGGAATTTGCAAGTGCTACGGAAACTGCAATTTTGCAACTACTAAACGCAAACGATGGCATCACAACGGGTGAACTTGCAAAGTACTTAAAGGTAGACGTACAAAAAGTAGTTGATACTATTGCACAGATGACTTCTAATGGACTTATAGACGATGTTAAAGGTAAACTATCAGTTTCAAAAATAGGTACTGCAGAACTAAAAAAAGTAAGTCAAGACCAAATAGAAATTAGATATGAGTACGCACTTGATCCAGCATTTAGTGGTGAACGTAAATTGATAAAAACATCACGTGAATTTTGTAAACAAATGGTAACTGCAAATAGATTGTATTTGCGTAGTGAAATTGATACAATTAGCGCACGTGTAGGTAGGGATATTTGGACAGAAAGAGGTGGATGGTATACTGTACCTGATACAACTGTACACATACACCATTGCCGTCACATTTGGAATAGTAAATTAGTACGTAAAAAGATATGAGCAACTTTGTATATTTAATCTCGACAACTTATCTTAAGGATAATAGCCCAATAAACGAAAATGTAGACGACAAATTGCTGAAATCGGCAATTAAAGAAGCACAAGAAATCTACATTAGGGATGTTATTGGTAGTGGTATTTATAACGAATTGCAAACACAAGCATTTAGTGGTACTTTAACAAGTGCAAATACAACGCTTTTAGACAGTTATATTGCACCTTGCTTAAAATACTATACCTTGACTGAATCTATGCTTCCTATGACGTTTAAAATGCTAAATAAAACGCTTGGTACACGTACATCGGATAACACACAACCAGTTTCAATTGATGAAATGACATTAGTTGAAAGAAGATATAGGGATAAAGCAGAATACTATGCAAATAGATTGAGAGAATATCTACAAGCTAATAGCACTATTTATCCTTTATTCTTTAATCCTGGTTCAACTATTGATACTATAAGACCACACAACACACAAATATTTGGAGGAATCTATTTACCACCTAACTACAATGAAGACTTTAGATACTACGATTTCCCAAAAGGGGAAAGTCCGAATCAAAAATGAAACTAAACTTTTAAATTTTTTAAATGACGTTAAATCAAATAATATCGACAATTCAAACTGCATCGGAAAGCCACAAGCAAGTAAATAAATTTATTGTCGGTGAACTTGACTTTACAGAGGAGAATTTAAAATACTACCCACTTGTTTGGTTAGTACCTAACGGATTTAACTTTGATACTGAAGGGAAAAAAGTAGTTTATAATTTTATGCTTATGGTATTAGACAGGCACTTTGAAAGTCAAACAAATATGATTGAAGTACTGAGTGATACTGCTTTAATTATGCAAGATATTATCACTCTTTGCAAACGCAACACATACCAAGATGATGTATTTTTTAGTGTGAATGGCAATGCAGAAGCAATAATGGATAACAAAGCCGATATATTGGCTGGATATGGAGTAGAAATAAATGTTGAAGTACCTTATAGCGAGTCTTATTGCGATATTCCTCTTTAGTATATTGTATTTCTATGCTTTCGGTGTTGTTAATCATTATAATACCACTCGCAGTATTGATACACTTTACTTCCATAAGGAAAAAATCATCATCAAAGAAAAAGAAAAACTAAAAGTAAAATATGACACTATCGAAATACATTTGCGTGATTCTTTTTATAGCACCGATTTTTTGCAAAGGGCAATCAATTTGCATAGATTCATCGACACTCAAGAACGTAAACTTTTATTTGATTAAAGGAGCAAAAGCACGTGAAGAAAACCGAATCCTAAAAGCAAAGATTCAAAACGATAGCACACACATTGAATTTTTAGATAGTACCATTACCGACTTGGAATTTGGGATATGCGAAGTTGAACAAGAAAATAGAATAATTCAAGAACGTTTTTACAGTGTCACGATTTATGCAATTATTGTGACAATATTTTACATCTTCAAATGAAAAACAATGTACATAAATTTGTAGTGCCTTTTGAAAATACAAAGGTTCTTTTACTTTCAGATTTGCATTGGGATAATCCCAAGTGTGATAGGGTGCTATTAAAAAAACATTTAGATTTAGCACTTCAAGGAAATCACGATGTACATTTAAATGGTGATACTTTTTGTTTAATGCAAGGCGCATACGATCCACGTAAAAACAAAGAAGGCATAAGACCTGAACATAACGTAAATAACTATTTAGATGCTGTTGTAAATGATGCAATTGATTGGTTTAAGCCATATGCAAATATTATAAAAGTTGTGGGTTATGGAAATCACGAAACTAACATTATTAAAAGGCAAGAAACAGACGTAATTCAAAGATTTGTTTTTGGTTTAAATCGTGAATGTAGTACTGATATTCAAACTGGTGGTTATGGTGGTTGGATAGTCTATAATTTTTTAGATGGTAAGGTAATTCGTAGAACTTTCAAAATTAAATACTTTCACGGTAGTGGGGGTGGTGGACCAGTAACACGTGGAGTAATTCAATTTAATAGAATGTCTTCATTTGTTGAAGGTGCAGATGTTATTTGGATGGGACACGTACACGAATGTAATGAGGTAATTTATACAAATGAGTTTTTGACAAAGCATTACACTATTGAATTACGTAATATTCTAATGGTTAGAACTGCTACCTATAAAGAAGAATACAATAGTGGGCTTGGTGGATGGCACGTAGAAAGAGGAGCAACCCCGAAACCTTTGGGTGGTAGATGGTTAGAAATGTGTCCTGAAAGAAAAATGGTAAATGGTGATGCAACTTGTAAAATAAACGCATTTACATATCGTGCCTAAAATTAAATGCCATATCGTTATACTTGCTGATTCCGTCTATGATGAAAAAGAAGAATCTTGTGAGTTTTTAGAAGAAGCAATTTTAGATACTGGTTATATTATTGCAGCCAACCAACATTGGGATTACACAGAAGTACATTATATAAGTGGTCATACATTTGTTATTGATTTGGATTTTAACGATTTTTGTACAAAATGGATAAAATAAACCCAACGCACTACAAAGGCACAATTGAGTGCATAGATGCAATAGAAAGTACAATGAGTAAAGAAGCATTTCGTGGATATTTAAAAGGCAATGTCTTAAAATATATGTGGCGTTATGAAAAAAAGAATGGTGTTGAAGATTTGCAAAAAGCAGAATGGTATTTAAAAAGATTAATTGAAAGTTTATGAAACAAGTACAAGAATACTTAAATAGATTTGGTTGTAACTTAATTGTTGACGGAATTATAGGCGACAAAACCAAAGCAGAAATAAAAAAATATGTATTTAGACAAACTAAAGGCATTACTTGGGTAAGGTGCGACAAAAAACTAACAAACACTTTTGACGACTTTGGAGTATTGTGGGTAAATGATGAAGTCGTAGAAGTATTTCCTTGTAGCACAACTGCGGGAAAGCATTACATTCAAAATCCAATTACCTATGGTGGTGTAACGGGTACGGCAATTGCTGCTGCACAATTGGTTTATGGATCACATCAGTTTAAAACGGCTGCAAATTGGAAATCACTTTGGTTAGGTATGCCATACTTTCAACAAATAAAACCTATTCAAATATTTCGTGACGGAAATAAAGATAGTAATTTGGATGAGAAAGTAATTCAAAAAGGTTTGTTTGGCATCAACTTTCACCAAGCTGGGATTGGTAATTTTATAGACAATTGGAGTGCTGGATGTCAAGTAGTACCAAAAGCATATTGGTTAAAAGTTATACCATATTTTAAAGATGGTGAAATTATAGATTTTAGTTTGATTTACTAATGGCAAAAGAACCTAATTTTCTCAAAGGGCTTGGAATACAAAATATCACCGAAGAAATTCAAAGTGGTGGTGTTAATGCTATTATTCAAAATTGGGGAAATAAGTTAATTGCAGCACTACGCACCAAGTTAAAAAAGAACAAATCAAATGCAAGTGGTTCACTTTCGGCTAATATACAACCGACAATAGAACCAACTACTAAAGGCGAAAAACTAATAATTACGATGAATGAGTATTGGGTGGATGTCGAAGAAGGACAAGCACCTGGTACAATGGTATCTGCAAAATCTTTAATCCAATGGATGAAGGAAAAACGCAGATATGGTGCATTCAAAAGTGCATTTGATAAAAACATTGAAAGTGTAGTAGCACGAAAAATAAGTAAAAACATTTATGCTGGTGGTACAAAGGCACAACCATTCATAAAACCTACGTTAACACAAAAAAGAATTAACGAATTATCTCAAAACGTAGCAGATTACTTTGCTGCAAACTTATTTAAATAATTATTTTGTAAAATAAATTTGTTATATTGAAAACAAATTGTATATTTGTGCTATGGATATACAAGAAGTTATCAAACAAATCAAGTTACACAAGAAGCACGGCATAGTTTCTAAAGTGTCTGCACGTACTGGCATTTCTATGCCAACTGTTAGAAAATACCTTAATGGTGATGTAATACAACCTAAAGCATTAATAGTGCTTAATACTGCAATTGACATTATCAATGGAGAAGCTATTTAATCTTATGGACGAACAAATTTATCGTATGAAGAAACTACAAATGAGTGCTAATTTTTTTGAAGGTAAACTACATTTCTTTGATGGTTTTAATGACTACGAGTTTGACGAAGAATTGGTAAAAGATTTATTGATAGAAAACGATGAAGATTTAGTAAATGAATTTACTCATTACGAAGTAGACGAAGATGGTGTAAATTGCAATGAAATTATGTGGAAAGTAATGGAAGATTTCGCACAATTTTCTTTGTGTGATGCTATTGACAAATTAATAACAGATAAGAAACTATGAAAGAACTATTTAACGCAGTAAGCAATTTTCAGGCAGAATGTCCGAAGATTAGCAAGGATTCCAACAATCCATTTTTTAGTGATGCTAAACGTAAAGTAAACTACGCATCATTACCACACATTTTGACAGTTATTACACCTATACTTAAAAAGAATGGTTTGTTGATTGTTCAGCCAGTAGTAAACAATTGTGTTGTTACAAAGTTAATTCATATCGAAACTGGTCAAATGTTAGAAAGTGTGTACGACATTGTATGCAAAGATTCTACGAATGCACAGCAAATTGGATCGGGTGTAAGTTACGCACGTAGATATAGTTTAACATCTATTTTGAATTTGAATATAGACGATGAATCGGATGACGATGGTAATAGCGCAACCAATAACGTAGCAAAGCCACAAGCACCAAAGAAAGAAGATTTAACCCCAAAGCATAGCAATTGGAATAAAGCAAAAGAACACTTGCAAACGGGTGGACTTATGGAAGACATAGAAAGAAAGTACACTATTAGTGCTGAAAACAAAAAGTTGCTTATTGCAGCAAAATGAAATTTTAATTTAAACTATTGGAAAATAATATAAAACAAGAATATGAGAACATCAAATTTAAACAACTATGTGAACTTGCTAAACGATGTTTATGCAAATGGTTCAATTTCAACTTCTTTATGCCGTAAACATAAAATAAGTAACAACACTACACGCACACTAAAAGAATTAAAGTATGCTGATAAAAAAGGCAATAGTCTAATGACTAAAAAACCAACTATGAATGATGTAAATAAAATCATTTCAAGAAATAGAGATATATCAAAAGGATATAATACCCCTATTTTACAAACTGAAATTAAATTTATTAAACCAAAAGCAACAATTGAAAAAGAAAATACCAAAACTACCGAAATCAATTTGTTTTGGGGAATGATTAAAATCAAACGTTAATGGAAATCACAATAACAAATAACGAAAGCGAATGGTTATCAGTACGTGAAGGTAGATTTACGGCAAGTGAAATACACAAGCTAATGGGTACTCCGAGAAACAAATCGGAGTACCTGTCAGAAACTGCAAAAACATTTGTATATGAAAAAGCAAGTGAACTACTAACTGGTATACGCAAACAAATTTGGGGCGAAGCATTGACGTGGGGTACTGAAAACGAAAAAGAAGCATTTGAAGTATTCCAACAAAATCAAGACGAATTTTACACTTACTATGGTGGTGAAACGTACACGTTTATTCCTTATGGTGATTATTCAGGTTATAGCCCTGATGCACTTGGTAGTAATTGTTTGGTAGAAATAAAGAATCCATTTAATAGTGGAATACATTTAAAGAATCGTAGCATCAAATGTGCTGAAGATTTGCTAAAAATACACCCCGAATATTATTGGCAAATGCAATTGGGTATGATTGCAAGTGCAGTAGACTTTGGTTATTTTGTAAGTTATGATAAACGAATGCCAGGTACACACAACCTATTCATAGCACATATAGAACTTGAAGATGTAAAAGAAATCATTGACGAAAAACTTTATTATGCGAATGAATTATTGCAGTCAATTGTCAAATTAATGTAATCTTTTATAATTATTTTTACAATATTGAAAATAAAATTTGCATATATAGAAAACGTGTGTATATTTGCATCATACTAAAACAATAAGATATGAAAAACACAACAGCACAAGATTTAAAAATTGGTTCAACATTTAGAAAAGACGGTTGTTTACATTGTGTAATTGAAATCACAAATGAAGAATACATGAATGGTAACCCAGTATTAATGGTAGAATGCGAAAGCACTCATAAAATATACGGAAAAGATAAAACAGTTTACCTTTTTAAACCAACTACAAAATTGCAACAAACGGGGCTTTAATTAGCCCCTTAAAAACAAACGATATGGAAAATAAAACAACAATTATTCAGCAATTCCCATCAATGGCAGATGCCTTTGAATGGGTACAATTCAAGATGTTAGACGCTACTGTCGGTAACATTAAGACAACGCAAAAGTATCAAGGTACTGATGCTATTATCGGTGAATGTGATGAAATCACTTATGTCGGTCTTTATAATTTAAAAGAACTATGATGTTGTGGGATGGATTAGCAGTTATTGGTGCAATGGTAAGTATTGCATTTTGTGGGTGGTGTGTTATGATAGCACACCAAACCTTACAACAATTTGAAGA